TCAATTAACTAGCACATATTATCCATCATTATTAGGAGGAACCGCATAGTGCCTAGAATACCAATTTATAATCTAACTGGAACCATATCAGGACAAGCTGGTTCAACTAATGTGCCTCAAATCTCACAAGCATCAACTTCTGGTGCCATAGCACAACAAACAGATGCTGTTGCTAAAGGTTTGGGTGAAGTAGCAAAGTTTGCTAGCGTTGTTGTAAAAAATGAAAGTGATAGAATTATTGCTCAAGAAAATCTCAAGTATCAAACTAAACTTGATAATCTACAAAAAATTATCCAGGGTAATCTCTCAACACAACCAGAGCTTTGGATGGATGCTTACGAAAATGGTTTTACTACAGCCGATGGTCAAATAGTTCAAGGCAGAGCTGCGATTATAAGTGAAATACAAAGCAACGAATACAAATATGATTTTATTAAAGGTTCAGTAATTAACCAGGCTAATATTAATAACCTTGTATATAGAGGTAAAATTTTTGATGAATATTTAAAAGAAACAAAAAAACAAAATCTTATGGTGTTTGAGGATAGTGCTAATGTGCAAGCAGATGCACTTGGATCAAATATTACACTTGATGCACCAGAATTTATGCAATTAATGACTAATCTTGAATTTACTATTAATGAATATCAAGCTGGCGGTGGATCAAAACCAGTAGAATTTTATCAAGAAATGTTTAGTAACGCCCTATCTACAGCACTAAGTGAAGAATATTCAGGTAATGAACCAGAAAGAAATTTATTACTTTCACCTGATAAGATTACAAATCCTAACATTTTAGCCATGATGACAAAAATGGATAATGACACTATTCAAGATGTGTTTGCAGATTTTACAAAAGCAGAAAACAATAGATACAAAAGAAATGAGATTATTGAAAAAGAAGCAGTTGAACAGCAAAAATTTAAAAAAGATGAATTGGTCTTTGATTATTTTAATCAAGACACAAAACTAGATCAGAGAAATATAATATTTGATAAATTAATGGCTATGCCAAATGATGTGTACTCACCAAGTGAAAAAAATAATTTACAACAATTTCAAAATTTAGTTTTAGAAAATGATGGTAAAATACCTTTTAATCCAAATGGAGATCAAGCATTAGCTGATTTAATAGAAGTACAACTTGCCCAAAACAATATGACA